GTGACATAGCAGATGACCCTGCACAGCATAAACAGTCACACGTGATGTATTTGTTGGATGCAGGAAAATGGACAGGCAATATAGTTGCACTGCCAAATAACAGAGTAAGAGCTACAAGTCCTGCTCTGTGGGTTACAGGAGAAGGTGCTCCTGATTTTGCACCATCACAGTGGACACACTCAGCAGAGTCACATGAATCTTACCTAGACCCATTCACTACGTTTAATAATCTATATGAGGATAGAGATGCGAACAGCAAAACCAAAAGCAAAAAGAGTAATAAAAAAAGTAGTAAGTAAATTAAAGAAAGCTAGTAAGGCTCATGCAGGTCAAGCTAAAACTTTATCAGCTTTAAAATTAAACAAGGGTGGAAGCACAGTCAATGCTGCAGGCAATTATACCAAACCTACAATGCGTAAAAACATATTCAACCGTATCAAAGCAGGTGGTAAGGGAGGTGCTCCCGGGCAATGGAGTGCCAGAAAAGCACAGATGGTCGCATCAGCCTACAAAAAAGCAGGTGGTGGATATAGAGGATAATGGCAAAAAAGAAAAAGGCAGACCCTAAAGTTGGCACAGGTAAAAAACCGAAAGGTAGTGACAGACGATTATACACGGATGAAAACCCTAAAGACACAGTTAGCATCAAGTTTGCCACGGTCACCGATGCCAAAGACACCATTGCAAAAGTTAAAAGAATCAATAAACCATATGCGAGAAAGATACAAATACTTACTGTCCTTGAACAACGAGCCAAAGTATCTGGGAAGAGGGAGCAAGCAGCTCTCGCAAAAAAAGCAAAAGAACAATTAAAAAGGAAACACGAGAATGACAAAAGAAAAGTGTGATACTTGTGAGTGCTATGAATGTGACTGTGAAGAATGTAATTGTGAATGTCATGAAGATAAGGTAGCAGAAAAAGGTAATGATTGAGTTTGTGTTAGTGTTTATGATGGGATTAAGAGTAGTAGACCAGACACAAACCTTTGAAGACATAGATAGATGCTTGTACTTTGCAGAGAGATTACACAAGCAACCATCAATACCACAGATGGAAGGAGCTAATCTACAGATAACAGCATACTGTAAACCTAGAAGGAAAAGATAATGTTAGCAGAACTCGCAGCAGCAAATGCAGCTTTCGGTGTAATCAAGAGTTTTATATCTAACGGTAAGGAACTTTCAGGTTGTGCTAAACAAATATCAGATTTTGTATTTTCTAAAGAAGCCATAGAGAAAAACCTTAAAAAGAAAAAAGCTAAAGGTATAGGTGGTGGAGACTTAGAAGAGTTCATGGCTCTTGAGCAGATAAGAGAAAAAGAAGAAGAACTCAAGAAGATGATGATATATCTAGGTAGACCCGGATTGTGGCAGGATTGGCAACAGTTTCAAGCAGAAGCAAGAAAGTCTAGACGTTATCAAGAGAAGATGGCAGAGAAACGCAGAGAAGAGATAATGGAATATGTAGGCTACAGTGTGGGGTTTATTGTTATTATATTCTTTGCTGGACTAGCAGCTTGGTTTGTAGCTAAGTGGACAGGTAGATTATAACTCCATGTATAGGCATCTGCACGTTGCAAGAGAATGTCTGCATAGGATGCAATAGAACAATAGAAGAAATTAAGGAAGCATATGAGAGCACCACAAAAGTCACTAGCAAATTGGACAAGGCAGAAGTGGAGAACTAAGAGTGGTAAACCTAGTACACAAGGGTCAAAAGCTACCGGTGAACGTTATCTACCTGAAGCGGCAATTAAGGCTCTTTCTTCCAAAGAATACGCCGCCACTTCGGCTGTTAAACGCAAAGCAACTAGAGCAGGTAGACAAGTGGCTAAACAACCCAAAAAGATTGCTAGAAAAACGGCGAGATTTAGATGAGAAAAGACAAATTGTACTTAAACTTGGCGAAGCCGCTGCTGAAGCTAGGAAACTATCTCTTCAACAAGCACGTGAAAGCTCTAAGAAAAAGACAAGAAAAAGAAGGAACTAGGAGACTATAATGGACAACATGATATTAGATGCATGGAATGAACTTAGTTACGTTGAGGGTGTTCTATTTACAGTATGGTTATTTATCTTGTACTATGGTAAGTGTTGGATAGATTCAAAGTTTAATAAGGGGAAATAATGTTTACAGCACTTATAGGACCTATAGCAAATCTAGCTAGTTCATGGATGTCTACTAAGGTAGAGAAGGTTAAAGCCGATGGTCAGGCTAAAGTTGCACAGGCTAAAGCTAAAGCAGCAGTAGCAGAGAAAGTTGCCACAGGAGAAGTGCAATGGGAAAAGTCTATGGCAGATGCTACAGATAAATCATGGAAAGATGAATTTGCCTTGACAGTTTTACTTTTACCTGCTATACTTGTATTTATACCTAGCATGACAGAATATGTAAGAGTAGGCTTTGAAGTATTAAATACATTACCTGAGTGGTATCAGTATCTTTTGTTTATAGCAATTAGTGCATCATTTGGTATTAAAGGTGCAGGACAAGCAATGAAGATAATAGGAAAAAAATGAACTTAATAAAACTACAAGATGAAATATCAAAAGATGAAGGCATAAAGTATGAAACATATAGATGTTCACTTGGGCATTTAACAGGGGGTATAGGACACTTAATTACTGAATGGGATGAAGAGATATACTCAGGACCTGTAGGAACTGCAATACCAACTGAACAAGTAAATGACTGGTTTGCGAAAGACATAGAAACAACTATAAAAGATTGTAACCTATTATTTTCGCAATTTAATAATCTACCTGATGATATACAACATGTATTAGCTAACATGTGTTTTCAACTAGGTAGACCTAGACTATCCAAATTTAAGAACATGATTGCTGCCGTAGAAGATTTGGATTGGCATAGAATGGCAGACGAGATGGAAAACTCTCGTTGGTTTAAACAAACACCTAATAGAGCTAAACGTTTAATAGCCATAGTTGATAGGCAATATCATAGAGAGAACATACCAATATGAGTAGAGAACTAACTGAAAGACAACAAAAGTTCCTATCTGTTTTATTTGATGAAGCAGGAGGAGATGTAGTACAGGCTAAGTTACTTGCAGGTTACTCTGCAAGCTCTAGTACTACAGATATAGTTAAATCGCTTAAAGATGAGATTCTAGAGGCAACACAGTTATTTATGAGTAGGAACGCACCTAAAGCTGCAATGGCTATGGTAGGAGGCTTATATGACCCTACAGAGCTAGGTCTTAAAGATAAGATGTCTGCTGCTAAAGAATTATTAGATAGAACAGGCTTAGTAAAAACTGAAAAGATGCAAGTAGAAAGCACTGGTGGTGTTATGTTATTGCCTGCAAAGAATGATGAATAGAAGTATAGGTAAGTGGAAATTACCACAACCAACAGATTTAAAAGACGAAGAACAAAAGGAATGGATACAAATACCTCGTATAGCTAGAACTGTTCCCTTTGGATATAAACTAAACGAAGAAGACCCTGACTTACTTGACCCAATACCATTTGAACTAGAAGCCATTGAAATGGCACGAAAGTATATAAAACAATATTCATATCGTGAAGTAGCAAATTGGCTCACTGCTAAAACAGATAGAGTAATATCTCACGTAGGTTTAAGAAAAAGGTTAATGTATGAAAGACAACGTAAGGACAAAGCTAGAACTCTTAGAAAGTGGGCAGCTTATGCCGAGAAAGCAATCGAGAAAGCGAAAGAAATCGAAAGCCAAAGAACAGGTGCAAGAGCCTAAAATACAGGAACTAGATGCTATAGAGGCAGTACCTGTAGAAGAACAGAACGTAGTATTTAAACCTAACGTAGGACCTCAGACAGAGTTTCTTGCCGCAGGTGAAAGAGAAGTACTATATGGTGGTTCAGCAGGTGGTGGAAAGAGTTATGCTATGTTGGCAGACCCTTTACGTTACATGGGTCATCCATCGTTTAGTGGATTGTTATTAAGACACACGACAGAAGAATTAAGAGAACTTATATTTAAGTCAAAAGAAATATACCCACAGATATGGAAGGGTATAAAGTGGTCAGAACGAAAGATGCAATGGGAAGCACCATCAGGTGCAAGGTTATGGATGTCATACTTAGACCGTGACGATGATGTACTTCGCTATCAAGGTTTGGCATTTAGTTGGATAGGGTTTGATGAATTAACCCAATGGTCTACTCCGTATGCTTGGAACTATATGCGTTCACGTTTGCGTTCAGTTGCACAGGATTTGCCTGTCTACATGAGAGCAACAACTAACCCCGGAGGTCCGGGACATCAGTGGG